CGAAACAACCAAGTAAAAACATAACAATGTGTGTTAGTAACGCTTCGTTATTCATAACTGAATATAACCATACTTACTAGGAAGACGCATATAAAGAGTACATACCAATCATTTGCGTCCATATTTTTCATTCTTTTACTACGTCCTCTAGACATACATACCCTATTCCGAATTCAGAGTTTTCTTCAGCTGTATTCCCAGCGTATATACATTCCAATGGTTCATGGAAATAATTGACCGCTTCTCCTATTACTTCTCCTTGTGGTGTGATTGATACCATAACAAGGTAAAACCCTAGTATAACTTCGTTCATGCAATTTGTCCTATTCGTTTGTATATTGCACTTTTGTGTAAACAAGACAACTCTGTAATCTGTGCATTAAACCCAGCAATACCAATGACCTCAATTGCAAGGTGGTCACTGTTCTCTGGGTTGTTTACATACTCTATACACTCGTTCTTTGTTTCAAATTCTAATATAGGTATTACAAAGGACTCTGCGTTAGTTATTGCAACAAATATCATCCAAATCATTCATCATCCTCTTTTAATTGTTTGTCGATTTCCTTTACTCTTTCCTCTAATACACCAATCGTGGTGTGTATATGACCAGTATCGTGGGGCTGTATGAGTGTTTCTAGGTGTTTGATTTCATCTCGTAAATATGTAACATGATTCATCATTCTACTTCTACTCATTGGTATATCCTTTCCGTGATAGACCTCTACATATGCGTCACACTCTGGACAAGAGAGGTTGGTTATAATAGTGTGGTCATCTACAACGTCTTCTAAATCGTGGTCACCACCCCAGATTAATTCGTGATTACATACCCAACACTTCATTATAGGTACTCTGAATGATGAGAAACAGTTGGCGTATTACCACCATTCCATTTCTTATCTGTTGTTTCTTTATGGATTCTACGTTTACCTTTTGTATCTGTTACTTCATAATGTTTGATAACAGTTTCCTTGACTAGACGTTTTTCTCCAAAGTCAAATTTCATTTGTATATTGTAATTATTCAGTGAGTTCATAGACCTCACTTCTTCATGTGACATATTAATGCTCCCAGACTACGATATAGCACCCATTCTCTTTTGCAGAGACAGTGCCCGAACTTCTTGTGATATTGAATGTGGTATTTCCTTGTACCCACCCTTTATATATTCCGCCGTGAACATCTGCAAAAAACCTTGCAACTCTATTGTTTCTAAAACGCATAATCCTAGAAAAATGTTCGTTACCTTTGTTTGGTTCATCTTCTACATATAAGAGATTGTTCATACCTTTATTCTCATTGAAGCTTTAATGTCTTCGATAGTCATTTGTTCATAGCGTTCCATTGGTTGGTGTATCCAAGGTGAATCTTCTAGGTATTTAACGAAATAGTTTGGTTTAACCTTACTTACACCCTTTACCCATAGAGTAGCAGTCCTTATATCCTCTATAAAGAACCCTTGGTAATGTTTTAACCACGACACACATTTATCTAATGTCAACCCAGAATCACAGAGGTCATCTACTAATAACACCTTACTACCCAAGTTTGGTGTCGTTTTTGCAAGAGAATTACCGAATACTATCTCTCCTTGTTGGTTTTTAACACCATTTCCGTGATAGGATTCAACACTCATTATAGCAAGTGGTACATCAAATATACGTTGAAATATATCCCCAACCCTCAGACCACCTTTTGCGATACATACTATTTGGTTGAATTCATACCCATCATCATAGACTTCTACTGCAAGTTCTTCTATATGTTTGGAGTATTCATCCCAATTTACTGTATAATCATTTGGTATCTTATTCATATATCTCTCCATGTTCTGTAATCTTGGTTAATTTATTCTTCTTAATGTCGTACTTTCTGTCCTTGGGTATTTCTCTTGTTTCCAGAACTTCATTCATATAACTCTTGAATAGCTCTGCACCCTTGAACCCTTGTGATGGTGGATAGAGGTTGTCCTCATTCTTCATAAAGAATAGACACATCTTTGCAACGTCCTCAAATTTAACAGCAACACCATTAAATAACATAATCGTATCTTTGGGTGATTTCCTACCCTTCACAAATTCAAATCTTTTCATACCATACCCTAATGATAAGTGATTGGTTTCATCTCTAAAAGTTTTTCCAGAACACCAGACCAATACTTAATACCCCAATCGGTTTTATAGTGATAACTCCACTCTAAAGCATTATACGCCCAACCGATACGTTTGTCAAGTAATTCTTCTGACATTATTGTTTCTCCTCACATTTATGTAAAATTTGCACCTTCATAACACCAAAAGACATATCTACTTCTTGGAGTTTTTCAAGTGCGACTATACAACCAACTTTTTGGTCAAACTGTTGAACAACAACCCCAGAAAAGTCTTTCTCTGGAGTTGTAAATAGTACTGTTGTAATCAGTAGAAATGTTTTCATAACATCACCTTTTCTTAGGAAATACCCACTTTACTAATTCAGGCATTTGTGTAATCTCACTATCAACTGAATGTACTAAACAGTGACTTTTAAATATAGCAAACGGTATATTACCTATCTTTTTTGCGGCTTTGAGTGCCTCTTCTAAAGATTTATGTCTACTCACAGTACCAGTTTTCTCACTAAAAACATCATATGTTACTATCATTTTAAACTCGCTTTCTCAAATATTATTGAATTTATTAATGTATCTTCTGCACAACTAATTGCATTTGCAGTATCCTCATCTCCTAATTCAGTTGCAACGCAATGTAATTCTGTTAATTTGTTTAACAATAATTCCATCATTTCTACTTTAGTATCAAGGTCAACAATCTTCACGATTTACTCTCCCTAATTTTTTCCATTCGCATCACTGACGCAATCCACTGTTCAGGCGACATAATATGTGAACCAGTGGTTATCTTCAGTTTTGCTTCTTTGAAACACTTCTTGAGTATGTTACCAAACTCTTTTCCCATAAACATAGATGCAAGTTTGATTACATCTCTACGAAAACCTATGTCGTGGTGCATATTACCACACAAGTGTGCAAATTCGTGAACGATTGTATAAGGACAGTTGTTCTCTTTTAATCGCATTGCACCGTACCAAGTCGCTTGACCAGCAGTTGCACCACGAAAGTTTGCTTTCTGAAGTGTCGGTTGTGTGAACCCACCTCTTGAACCTTGTGTATTGTTACACAACTTCTGATAGGTAGCAGACTTTGCAATCTTCTTGAAAAGTTTTTGTGAACCTTTCCAGTTTACAGTTTTGAACCTTGCATCATTTGGATACAACTTACCATACTTTGCAAGAGCTTTGAACTCTGCATTGTAAGTTTTCTGGCGACCAGAGTCTTTGAAGTTTGCTTTACCAGACTTGATGGTCTTTTGTTTCTTAGACCAATAGTTTGCATATTTGTGTGCATAATCATGTGACATGATTTTACTTGCAGCTTGATATGCATCTGTTCCAGATTGGAAATTCATTTATTTTCCCTTCCAATAGTTGATTGTACTAATTACTGTGTTCTCAGCAGCACCTATTGCACTTGCACAGTCATCATCTAACTCTTCTGCATCATAATATGCATCTGTTAGTTTTGTCAATAACTCTTGTAAGAGTTGTAATCTTTTTTCTTTTTCCATAATTAAGACCTCATTGCGACAGCGGCATCAAAAAGTTCTTTCGCACCACTATCTGTAGGGAAACCAACTTCGGTTGCAAAGTCCATAGTACTACAAAACATAACCTCACCAAAGATTTTGTGTGTATCTAGGATATATGCAAGCATACTAGGAGTAGAAGCAGCACCAACTTGGTTACCAGCACCGATATAAACACCGACTCGAGCACCTTCTTCTGCATCAATAAAAACTGTTTCGTGGTGACTACCGTAAACCTTTTCATTTGTCATATTTTTTTCTCTTTCTCTCTGATTACATATATACAGTACCACAGCTAGATAGCAGAGTCAAGTAAAAAATAAAACCCCCATAAATCAAGGACTTATGAGGGTGAGTTTTGTTGGATATTTTGTTTTTAGAACAAATTTTGTTAAGTGATTCGTTATTTTCGTTCTTTGAGAATACTTTTCATCATATTAGATGCAGTGTGTGTGAAAAAACTAGGTGCAACTGCGTGGATAATTAGTGCTGGTATTACTAACTGTAATCTGACTGCAGCCCACAATGCGTGTGTCATATGTTGCAATCCAGTTTCATTTACTTCTTCTAGATGTAGTTTACACTTACGACTAATCATCTTCTATCTTTCTTCTTGAGTTCGTTTGCAATCCACTGTTTAGCTTGTCGTTTATTCGGTTTCTTGGTAACTAGACCACGAATACGTTTGTAAACTTTATTGAATACATCTTCACCAGCATCATTGTTATCAACAATAATAAAATGTTTAGAACCAAATAATGATTGAAATGCACCAATATTCCTCTGTACACCATTCCACATTTGTTCTACAGATTTCTCTGGTAATGTTCTTGGTCTTTCTTTGTTTCGTATCTGTGCAACTTCTAGTGAAGTGTTTGCAAATATCATTGCACACTGGTAACCAAGTTGGTCTAACAGTGCTTTCTGTCTACCAATCTTCGCAACGTCTTTACCAGTACCGTCAATGATAATACCTAGTCTACCGTCAACCCAACCACTTTGTCTTGCTTTGGTTTTTGCTTTTGACCGTAGACGTATCTCTTGACCTTTATCTGAAAAGATGTCTTCTGGTTTACCAATGTCCAGACCAGCATTTTCTAGGTCTTTCTCGTAGATATCATCTGAATTAACAACCTTCATACCAAGACCACCAGTGGTCTTCCTCACAACGTAGGACTTACCACTGCCTGGCCCACCAGCAAGAAATATTGCGTTAAATATGTTGGGGTCGTAAACTCCCTCTTGGATTTGTTGGAATGTTTTCATCATTAATCCTTTGTAACAACTGTTTTATGTATTTAGTTTCTTTTTCATTCATAGGTTCAATCTTTCTTTCTTGTCTCTGTAGGTTTGTAAATTTTCTCATTTTCAGTTTTGCTTTATTTGTCATTTTCATTCCCTCTTTAACTAGTTGTTGAACATGATATAAGTTGTTGTTACTTTTCTCCTTTATGCTACTGTGTAGTCACTTCCAGCAGAGTATCCTGCTGATACATCTATTGATTTTGCTGAGTTAGTGTCGATACCCAAACTACCACCTTGTGATACACCAACACTTGGTAGTGGGTCACCTTTACCAGAATCTTTTGCAACTTGCATAGTTATTTTATGTTTAAGTTGTCTAGATTGTGTAAAGGTATGTCTGAGGTGTGTAATAATATAATTACCAGACAATTGTTTATCTTCTTTATCTTTTGTTAATGAACTATTTGCACCGATTTCTAGCTGGATTTTATCACCAGCTTGAATGAATGTTTGACCGTTTACCTCTATATTAAGAATGTAACCGTGTTCAAACTGTTTTACTCTTCCAAGTTTTCTTTGAAGTGTTTGATTTTTATTGTCACTTTGGTATGGGTAATTTCCATTCTCTTCAAAAGAGTATCCAGATGCAGTTGATACTACGAATAATCTAGTATCTTCGTTATCAATTAGTGACTTGTATGTATCTGGGTCTGGTGAGGTTGAAATAATCGGAGTCGACTCCCCATTGTCTGGATGTATATCTTTATCAAAGTTGTCTAGATAATTATATTTATATAAGTCAAGTTTTTTGTTATATACATCATGTGCAATAAGTTTAGAACTAATCATTCCACTGTTTAGATTTTTTACTGTGTCTTTTGATGATACTCTTTGGAAATTCACCAGAGTATCTAGATTCTTTTGTACATCAACTACACCTATTTCATTTAACTGAGCTCCAACATTCTCTCTGAAGTAAAACTTAGGGTCTTCTCTACACATACTATCATATGTTCTAAAATGAAAACCTTTGGTAGTTTCATAAAAAAGATATGATGGTGATAAATTATTGACAGCAGAATTTGAAATATCTGTCAAGTGTTTAATACACGCAAACGGTTTCTTGTTAGGAAAAACAATTTTAGTAAGATTTGCAGTAGGTTCAAAATAGAATGTTTTTTTGCTTTTTAGGTATGTTTCATCTCTAAGAATTTTCTCTACAATTTCGTTTGGTTGTCCACTATAGGATTGTGATACTCTACAAGTTGTATTCCTAAATCCCTCTACAGAACCAAACTGTAAAGATATAACTTGTGCTTTTTCACCAGCTTGAGTCTGAGAATTAATCTTGTAGATAATTAGTGGTGAAAGGGTATAGTCAATCGTTGTCTCTGGTTCTGGAGAATTTTGTGGAGTTTGTAATTTTAACGCTAATCTTTCTTCACCAATGATAGGAAAGTTTTTTACAATATTAGTTGTATCTTTGATTACAATATCACCACTAAGACCAAATGAATATATGTTTTCAAAAATGTTTATTTCTTCTACAAGTTCAGTAATATCAAATGACTTACCGCTTGTAGCAATAATCCTACATTCTTCAATTAAAAATTCACCAGCGAATTGTATTTCACTTTTTGCAGCCATTAGGATGCCTCTTGCATTTTTCTCTCAAACTCTTTTACAAAATCATTTATGTATTGAGTTCCAATAAGTCTAATCTGTCTTTTCTTTTCTTGTAAATTATCTTCATATGTGTAATTAGATATTGCAGTACCAGAATAATCAGTTGTATTCATACCAACATCAATTTTTACAGATGTGTCTCCAGATGTTTGTGTGATTTCGTAGTGATGTATCGCTTGTGGATTGTCATACTTATTCTTAACAAACTCTTCAAATCGTTGTACACTCATAGGCCAGTCTTCATAGTAATCAATAATATCATTTGCAACTAAAACTGTCCAGTGTAGGTTTACATCACCATAGTATTTGTGTGCAATCATCTCTGGAGTTTCTCCATCTTGTACATTGTAGTAATCGAACCCTACAATATTATTTTTAACATTTGCAATCAACTTAACTCTAGACATTATATCTTTCATGACAGTATATTTACCGTCACCTTTTGCACTATATAAAATATTTGGAAACATATCAAAGTATGACATATTAGTATCCTAACGCAAGTTTTTCTCTGGTGATAAGTTCCAGTTCTTTAAATTGTAATTCTATATTTGTTTCTACTGGTGGAGCACCATCTGCATTTGGTCTGAAGAATTGTACTCGTTCACCACCATATGTGACATTACAACTCTCTAATACACAAGTAGATATTTTGTTTAGATATCCATTTTCTATGTTCATATTCATATATGTAATATCAAATGTAGCAGGAACAATCATAGTTCTAGAACTACCTATGTCTCCATCAAAACTTGGCGCCATGTAAAATCTAAACATTCTACAAATTTGGTCTACTTGATTTGCCTCTGCTTCTGATTTAGGCATCATCTTAAATGAATAACTAAATGTTCGTCTACCAAGACCTTGAAAGACCATCTCTAATCTGTTATTGGTAACTTTACCAGATGCAAGTTCAATCGCTGCTTTTGCGCCAGGCGCTATAGTATCTGCGGCTTTCTTTAATACAACTTCACCAGCATCACTTAATGAACCTCCTGCTTGGTCAATAACTGCATTTGCAAATTCTTTATTAAACACTCCACCGTATCTACCTTGTTTAACAAGGTTTGCAGCCGCAGTTGCAAGTATTCCCATTTCTACTTCACCATATTGAGATTGTTGTGCAACATTAACGGTTGCAGGCATATACATTGCAATAGATGCTTCAAGTCTTTTAGTCGCATTTGTAGGAACACTTACAGTTGTACCTACTGTACGGCGACCAGCAGTTCTAAATCTACCACCTCTATCTTCCAAATTATTAGAATTTATTCCGCCTGGCTCTAAATTTGCAAGTTCATCACTACCATACTTTGATGGTGTTTTTAAACCTCTACCTTGACTAAACTTTACGTTTGCATTTTGTTGTTCGTTAATATGAAAAACAACATAATGTCCTTGGTCATTAGAACCCAAGTCTTCTGGATAAGCAACGTGCTTACCTTTGAATGGTGTCAGAGTTGCATAACTACTTCTATTAACTCCACCTCTACCGCCTGGGTTAGTCTTACGTCCACCACCTAAAGCATCAGATACCATATTAGATATTCTGTTGTTTACTTGGTTAATCGCAACATTTTTGATTTCGTTTAGGAATCCTCGCATCTGTATAAATATCCTTAGTTACATACTATTTAGGTGAATGATGATGGCATACCGTGGAAGATATATACCAACCCAACCAAAAAAGTATAAGGGTGACCCTTCTAATATTATTTATAGAAGTTTGTGGGAAAGGAAGTTTATGGTGTATTGTGACCGTAATGATAAGATAATGGAATGGGGTTCTGAAGAGTTTTTCGTTCCTTACCGTTCACCGTTAGATGGCAAATTACACCGATACTTCCCAGACTTTTATGTGAAGGTAAAAACACCAACTGGTAGTAAAAAGTGGGTAGTAGAAGTAAAACCCAAAGCACAATGCAAACCCCCCAGAACACCAAAAAGAAAAACTAAGAAGTATCTAAATGAGGTTCGTACTTGGGCTGTCAATGATGCAAAATGGAAACACGCAATAGAGTATTGCAAGGATAGGAATATGGAGTTTATCATCTTAACAGAAGTTGAATTGATGATATAAATAATAGTATGGCAGAAGAAACTTATTTTGATAAAATCTCAACGCAGATTAAAACTGGCACCGAACCATATTCATGGTATCGTAACCGTATTAAGGAACTTGGTACTCCTAATACGGCAGAACTTTTGCGTTCTGGGAAACTTAACAAACAACCTACACCTCGTCACCTAAATATGTTTATCTATGCACCAAAGTTTGCAAAGACATTACCATATTATGATACATTTCCACTTATAATGTACTTGAAACCAGCAAAGGGTGGGTTCTATGGATTAAACTTCCACTACCTACCATATGCACTAAGAGCAAGACTTTTAGATGCAGCTGGTCAAGACAGATTAAGTGTTAGTGCAGTTGAAGGAAGTAGATTAACTAAACCTACTATTAAACGATATTTGTATGGGTATTTAAGGTCAATGTGTTTAAAGATAGAACCAGAAGATAATTTAACTGCGATTATGTTACCAGTACAAAGGTTTAAGAAAGCATCAGACAGTAGAGTCTGGGGTGATTCTAGGAAGATGATTTAATGGCAAAATTTAACTTTTCAAATGTTTTAGGTGGTGCAGTATTTGGTGGGATAAATGCTTTCCTACAACATAATGCATCCAGAGATGGATTTGCAAAACAGAACAGATATGAAGTTATTATACTTTTACCATCTGGTGTCACTAATGCTGGTGCTCAACAGGCTGGTGACTCTGCAATGTCCTCTAATGTGTTATCAAAACTACATGGTGAAACTGCAAGACGCATCTCGTTTCGTTGTGATAGTATATCTATTCCAGCAAGAAGTTTAAGAACACAAACGAATGGTAACCAGTACGGCCCAGTACACCAAATAGTACAAGGTCAGACCTTCTCACCAGTAGAGGCATCTTTTTACTGTGGTTCAGACCTCGCAGAGAGATACTTCTTTGAAGAGTGGCAAAAGATTACATATAACCCAGATACATACAATATTAACTATTATAAAGAATATATTGGTTCAGTTGAGATTTACCAACTGAATGAACAAGACGAAAGAACTTATGGGTGTAAATTGGAAGAAGTATTTCCAGTGACTATTGGTGCTATGCCTTATGGTCATGCGAATAGTAATTCCATACAAAAAGTGTCGGTTGAGTTTGCATATAGATATTGGAGAAACATTGCAACTGAACCACAAAAGGCAAGTCTTGATAGTACTTTACAAGATATATTGAAAAACTCAATTCTTAAACAAGTACAAACAAGCTTACCCCCCTTTGTAAGAAGACTAGGTGGATTTTAATTATTAATATAGGAGAATAAATTATGGCTTTGCCCGTGTTGAATAACCCAAATTATGAGATGGTATTACCATCAACTGGGGAAAAAATTGAGTATAGACCGTTCTTGGTAAAAGAACAAAAAATTTTGATGATGGCTTTGGAAAGTAAAGATACGTCTTCACAAACTAGAGCAATAACTGATATTATTCAAAATTGTACATTTGGTAAATTGGATGATAAACTTGAAAAATTACCAACTTATGATATTGAATATATGTTTTTACAGATTAGATGTAAATCTGTAGGTGAAACTGTAGAATTAATGATTACTTGTCCAGATGATGAAGAAACTAAAGTACCAGTTTCTATTAATCTAGAGGACATTAATATTATGAAAACAGAAGGACACAGTGAGATTGTTATGATTACTGATACCATAGGTTTGACTATGAAACATCCTACAATGAAACAAATTATGAGTTATGATTTGGTAAATATGGATGGTATTGAAAGTTCATTCGGTATTATTAATGACTGTTTAGTGAATGTATTTAATCAAGATGAAGTTTGGGAAGATTGGTCTGATAAAGAAGTTCAAGATTTTATTGAACAAATGACTACTGACCAGTTTGTTAAGGTTACAGACTTTTTTACAACTATGCCTAAGTTAAAACATATCGTAAAAGTTACTAACCCAAACACTGGTGTTGAAAGTGAAGTTGCACTTGAAGGGATGCAAAGTTTTTTAGAATAGCCCTTTCACATGATAGTCTTGAATCGTATTTCAAGATTAACTTTAATATGGTTACACATTATAAGTATAGTTTAACTGAACTCGATAATATGATGCCATGGGAAAGGGAAATATATGTTTCTATGTTATCTCAGTGGGTAAAAGAAGAAAACGAAAGAATAAAAAGAGAGAGAAGGAATAGATAAGATGGCTGCACAAAAGAAACTAGAAAAAGATTCTGAATATGCACATTTAGATAAAGACGGTGATGGTATCGTCACTGATGAGGAGCTCGCTATGGATGAGAAAATGCTTCGCCTTCAAGACTTGAAGAGCGATATTGAAAATGAAGATAAAAAGGCGGATGCACAAAGAAATATGGCTTGGTTCGCTTTATTTGGGATGTTACTTTATCCTTTTGCAGTAGTACTTGCATATTTTATTGGACTAGAACAAGCAGGAAAAGTGTTAGGTGATATGGCTGCAACATACTTTGTATCAGTTGCTGCTATTGTTGCAGCTTTCTATGCAAAAGAAGCAATCGCAAAAAAGTAGAGAAGAAGAATGGCAGAAACTAACAACGCAGGCATGATAAATGCCTTAAAAGAAAGTAACAAACAAGCGGCTAGTGTTATTAAGGAAGAACTAAAAGACCAGTTCAAACCTTTTACTGACCAACTACTAGCGCCTCTTACACAAATGAAGGCTGGTATTGAGAGTCTTCCAGGCGTTGGTGTTACTAAAAAGTTATTTTCTGCTGTTTCTAAACCACTGAAAAGTGCGTTTGCAGCTGATACAAAAGAGAATGTTGAAAATCAGAAAAAAGAAAATGAAAAAGAAAGAAAAGATACTTTACTAGAAAATCTATTCTCAGACATTCGTGACGGTATCTATGCAATTAGTGAAAATCTTTTAGAGGGATTAAAAAATGTTGGTAAAGGTGGTCTATATGGTTTAGGGTTACTTGCTGGTCTTGTTGCAGCTCCATTTGCACTATTAACGTCTTTCTTTACACAACTTGCTAAAGAACTTGCAGTGTTGAAAAAAGCTGGTAATTTTATCTTTGTCAAACCAATAAAAGCAATTGCAGACTTCTTCACTAACTTGGGAACAAAATTTAAAAACTCTAAGGTGGTAACTTACTTTGATGATGTTGTTAAAGGTGTCAAAACATTTTTTACTTCTGTTGGTACTAATATTAAAAACTCTAAGATAGTTGGTTACTTTGATGATATTGTTCTTAAAACAAAAGGATACTTTACCAGAGTTGGTACTAATTTAAAAAGTCTCAAAGTTCCAGGCTTGGAAACAATAAAAGGTATAGGTGAAAGTCTTAAATCAACTGGAGAATCAATAAAAAAGTTTTTTAAACCAGTTACCGAATTAATTACTGGTTCTGCTGGTAAGGGGCCAAAAGGTGCTGGTGCAACAAAGGGTATTGTTGGTTTTATAAAAGGTATATTCAATCCTATAACAAAAGCAATTGGTTATGTCAAATCTACAGCTGCGATTGTTGACCCATTTATGGCTGGTGTTCAACCAGTAGTAAACTTTGCAAAGGGTGTAGGAACATTCCTTGGTAAAATCTTTTTACCACTAACTATTCTTATGGGTGCATATGATGCTATAACTGGTTTTATGTCTGGTTATGCAGATGAGGAAGGTAACACTGGTGATAAAATCTTTGCTGGTATAAGGGAAGGACTTGCAAAAGTTGTTGAAAACTTAATCGGTTTACCACTTGACCTTCTTAAAAGTGGTTTAACTTGGTTGATAAAAACATTCTTTGGTGAATCAGTAGTTACAGAGGCACTAGAGGGATTTAGTTTTACAGAAACTATAGGTAAAATGGTAAGGTTACCATTTGATATGATTAAGGGTGCATATGAATGGATTAAGACTTTATTCACAGACCCAGGCGAGGCACTTGCACAACTTTGGGAAGGTCTTGTGGGAGAAGGTGGTTTGATTGATTTAATATTTTCACCAATTGATAAAGCATTAAAATGGGTTATGGGAGTATTTGGTTTTAAAACACCAATAAATCCAGAAACTGGTAAAGAATATACAATCATGGGTATCATAAAAGATGCACTGTTTGGTATCGTAGACTTTTTCAAAAGTTTACTTGATATTGATGTCAAGAGTGTACTCAAAAGTATCCCAGGCGGTGGTTTCCTTTTAAGTCTTTTTGAAGATGATACTATAGATGAAAAGATTGCAGATGCAGAGAAAAACCTTGCAAGTATTCAAGCAGATGTTAATGATGATGGTTTCTGGGAAACTGAAGGCAATAAAAAGAAAAACTTAGAAGAACTTGCAGAAGCACAAAAAGAACTAGAAGAGTTAAGAGCACAAAAAGCACAACAAACTATTATTAATAATATTGACAACAGTACAAATAACAGTGGTAATACTAATACTCAAAATCTTAATTCTACACAATTAACTGATGGGGCTGCAATGGACGGTACTCAATTAACCCCAGCAAAATAATTATTTTGTTGCGTTATTTAAACTATCAATAATATCATCAATATTCGGTTCTTTACCGCCTGGGTCATATACACATTGATATGATGAAGGACAGTTATCTTCGTACATTAGTTTAAATGTCTGATTTCCCCCAATGTAAATACAAGCTTGTCTACCAGTATACTTTGACTTAACTCTTTTCTTGAGTCTACAAGTCGTATACTTTTTATTGTCTATAAGACCCTTTCTCAACTTCTGTTGTTGAGTCCAGTTCTCACTTGGTTTTGGTAGGTCGCAAGTAAAACAATAACCCCAAATGTCTGCGAACACTGGGGTTGAAAATAATATTGTTGCGATAACAACAATGAATTTTAACATGGGTTAGTAAATACCCCCACCTCTGTTTGCATACCATATCCAACCCAAACCAACCAAGAAACCAGCGGTTACTAATACTAGAACAATAACACCTATTACTTCCATAATCTGTCTTCTTCTTTCTTGTTGGTCATAGATTGCTTGTTGTCGTTTCTTACGAATGTCTGCTTCTGTACGCAAAAGCTCTTCCCAAGCAGATGGGCCTCTTGTCCAAGAAATTAACTGTTTTAACTCATTTCTCATATCTTCTGCTTTTTTCTTAGCCATGAAGATTTGCATTGCTTCTTCTTCAACAGAACCAGCATTAAAGATTTTCTTAAATATAGGAGGTTTTTTGTTGTACTCATCTGCCTTCTTGATATCGCTAACAGCGCCCATCCAGCGTGACAAATCACTTGCCATAGATTCAACTTCACGCCCAGCGGCAAATCCTGCTTTAATTGTGTTGAAGGCGCCAGTTGCAGCTGAAACTGCGGCCACGATTTCTATCATTGATTAGTACCTCCCACTCCCTCATTAAGTATTTATAAGAACTGGAAGTAAGAATGAATCTTAATTAACGATTTGCAAGTGGATTGTCTAAAGATTTCTGAAGCTTCATATTTAATTCATCTTCTAGTGATTGCAACTCTCTTTTGACATAACCTTCCATACCATCAATCTTATCATTGAACCTATCATTCGCATCTGAAATTGCATCTCTGGTTTCTTTCTTAGTTCTATCCATCAATGCAGTTGCTTCATCTTCCAGTTTGTCAATATCGTTCTCTACCTTTTCCAGTAGTTTCTCTGTACGAATGATTTCGTCACGCAAGTCGTGTTTTGTATCACGCATCATATCCACTGATTCATTGACACTATCTCTAATAATGATAATCTCTTCTTTGAAGATTGCAACTGTTTCTTTAGTTACTTTCATCTCTTCAGAAATTACTGCAAGTTTCTTATCAAACTCTGATAAGTCTGGTGCAACATATTCTTGTATTTGTTCTTTCATATCCATATAGTCTTTGTAAAATTCAAAGCCTGCCCATAATCCACCACCTAACATTGATACCAGTGGTATAATCATAAAGAGTTTACTTCCAGTAAGTCTTACTCCCCCATATTCTACTTCAGCCATTTCTCTCTCCTATTTGAAGTTATATTGTGAATCTTCCATCTCACCAAATCTTGGGTCATTCAAAAACCATCTTGCATATGCGTGGTCAACCACTGGTTTTGGTGGATAAAAGTTAACTTGATTTAGTTTTTTCTCTGCATAATCAAATCCAGGCACATATGAAATCAATGCAAGTAATTGTCTCTGTACTAACATCTGTTGTTCTATAGATACTGACTTTTCTACTTTCTTAGTTAGTTCAATAGCTTTTTGTGCAAGTAACATTTTTATCTTTTCGTTTCTTGAAGTTTTCTTTGGTGCGTCTTTCTTTTCTTTTGTTTTATTCTCTAACTCTGCAATCTCTTTTTCAATATCATCATCTTGTGTTGACTCACCACCACTTGTAGAACCGTCAGAGTTGCCAGGCAGTTCTTCATCTGAACCATCATCTGTTATGACAACAACTTCTTCTTCAACTGGTTCTTCTTCGGCCTTTTCCAACTCTGCAATTTCTTTTTCAATATCATCTTCCATTGCAAGTGCATCACTCTCTACAATATCATATTCTTCTTCTACGAATGTTTCTTCTATAATTATCTGCACTGTTGGAATTTCTGGTAACGATAAAAAATTAGGAACACCTTCAATTATAGTTGTTGTAACAACATCTATTTCCGTATCTTCTATATCATCAATAATACTTTCATTAAAAATCGCCTCTTGATACCCTACACAAGTTACATCATACAAAGGGTCTAAATCACATTGTTGTTCCAAATATGCTTGTTGATAATTTGGACAAGTTACTTCATACAATGGGTCTAAATCACATTGTTGATTGTAATATGCAGTTGCATAGCCTGGACAAGCAGGGTCATGCAAAGAATTAGCGGCACATTGTTGTGTTAAATATGCGGCTGCATATCCAGTACAAGTAGGGTCAAACAATGCATCCCATGTACATTGTTGATTAAATAACGCAGTTGCATAACCTTGACACTGTGGGTCATATAGAGGATTAGTATGACAAGGATTAGGTGAGAATAATAATCTTAGTTCTGACACATCTACATTAAACTCAGGCCCATACCAACCAGCCCAATTTGCACTATCACTACCTTCTGCATATATGTTGATATTAGAAAAATATGATGGGGGTAAAAATGGGTCTGGAAATGTTTCTGCACCAGAGTGAGTAGTCCAGTTGTGTGAATGACTGTAATCATATGTGTATGTTTGATAGATGTTTCCATTAGAATCTAAAACATCTACAGTTATCTCAAAATCATCTATGCCTGGTTGTGTCGCAAATATATTTGCATTACCGTTTTTAACTCTCCATGCATAAGAAAATCCATTAACTTGGATTCCTGCTTGTGCTAATGCAGTATTAATTGCAATCGTTGTACTGATAATTTCATTTGCACCACCCCAAATAAACCCACTATCGTTTGGTATTCTATTAGGGATACTAGGATTTGTACCAGCAGGGTTTCGACTCCCACCCCAATAACCAGAACCATAATTGCCTGTCCAGTTAGTAGCACTATCTTCTAATAGGTCACCAGTAAATGATTGTGCGTTAGAGTAAGAGGAGGAGAAGAGCAATACCACCGATAGTACCAGCGATAGTAGCATTTCGTTTTTGAACATCTTCTTTAGTCTCCATTACAACTGGTTTTGGACGTTTCTGTGGATTTGCTTTCCATTCGTCTGAGGCTTGTTCGCCTATCTTACCCAAGAATGGGCAAGGAGTTCCAGCCATTTCCATTGCATCATATACTCTTCTGTCTTGACACAGAACAGATACAGCGGCAACTTTCATTCCCATATCGTATAATGTTTTTGAAATTTTTAATCTTTCACAATTTGCATCACGAACCATCTCACCAGTGGAAATACCAAGGATTTGTGTTTGAACTGCTCCAGACACACCTACGGTACATAGGTCAGATGAGGAAGAACCAACTGAGGGAGAAATTGCAGAAGGTGGTGGAGATATAACTATTGTCCTTCCTTCTGAAGTCACATCAGATTTACTATTAGTAGTCGTTTCTACTGTTGTGGTTTGAGCGAAAGTCGCTGTGGTTGTAACCACTAGTAATAGTGCAACCAATAAAAGTTTTGCCATAATTTTCCCTTTGTTGTATACAAGAGTATTTATAATGAAAACACCCCAAGTCAATGAAATGACTCAAAGATAATTTGACACACATTTCTTGTCATTAGTTTGACACTTGCAATATTCGTACCAAATAAAAAAAAGGGAGCAGAAATTAATCTACTCCCTTTCCCCCTAACCTTACCGTGGGTTTGGACGGACTTATTGAGGAGTCACCCTACTCATTCGCAAGTTTCTGAAAGTATGACATTGTATCGTCATCACCTTCATCAACACTTGGAATGTTAGGTTGAGGTTCAGATTTGAACTGTGGTGTTTCCACAACATCTTCGTCAATCATAGAGGCTGCACTTGCAGTGACAGTTCCAGAGAGAACATCATCTAACCTTTTCTTCAACTCATCATATGATTTGAAGTTGGTAGGTGCAAGGAAGTCTTGCAGTGAATACTGCGTCTTCCAAATACCGTCAAGTTTCTCGTCACTGTCTGCGAGTGGAGTTACACTATCAAACTCAGACTTATCATAATTCCAGAAACCATCAACCTTGCGAATCTTCAACTTGAAGTTCGCACCTTCCCAGAAATCAAATGGGTTAATAGGTGTTTCATCTTCAAATTCTGGTTGCATTGAAGCCATAATCTTATCAAAGATTTTCTTACCATAACGAAATAGAAACACTTTCCCTTCATTTTCTGGGTGTTTTGGGTCGGATACCACATAGATGTTTGAGTAGTATTCCAACTTTCTCTTTTGCTTTCTTGCAAGTTCTTTATCACTTTCAAGACCAGTATTCCACAATTGAGTATTGTGTTCACTCATTGGGTCTTGTTTACCGATAGTGGTTAATGAATTCTCAATATACCATTTACCAGTAGGGCCTTGGAAGGCGTGTTTGAACACTTTTACCCAAGGAAGTTCTTCACCATCTGGTGCAGGCAAGAAACGTAGGACTGCTTGTCCAGTACCAGATTTATCTAGTTCTGGTTTCCACAACCTTTCATCCACATAGGATTTCTTTTCTTGGGGGGCACTTTCTTGTTGAACTTGTGCAAGAAGTTTGTCCAACGTATTGGACTTGCGTAGAGTACTAACTGACATATTATTCTCCTTATGTTAATATATGTTTATCGTATGTTTTGTATGTTTAAATATTTCACATTATTCATAATATAACCTTATTTATACACTATAATAACTTGAAAGTCAAGTCTTTTCTCGTAATTCTTTCCAAGAATATGAAAAAAGTTTACTACCAATTTCATCAATCTGATTTGCAATCTGTTGAGTTTCCCATTGAGTATCTTTTGCACAACGCAAATTACATACTCTTGCGAAAGCCATCAGTGTACCAGACCAATACCATTCAGTGTATAAATTCTGTGGTAAAACCATTCTTGCCATCTCTGGTGCAACTTGTTCTCGTAACAAGTTCTTATAAGTCTGTGTTACAAACTGTATCGCACCGTCAATATTATATTCAATAGTTTCATCACTAGAACCTTGTTTCTTATCATCGGCTTTAAGTCTCCATTCTTTGGGTGTATAGAATTCTGGTTCGTCATCTACATACCTTCTGGATACTTCATTCCACACCAAACCGACTTGGTGTTTTACAAGTTGTCTTGCAACAAAGATTGGAGCTTTAATATGGAACTGTATAGAACAATGTCCAAATGGACTCCAATGATTGTGTTTTGCAAGAAACTTGATAAGTTTCTCATCTCCAGCTGAGAGCAATCCTTCTATTTCACCACCTTCTGGAATTGCTTCCCATTCTGAATTCTTTGCAAATGAGACACGAGCTGCGTTTACTACTGTTAGGTCAGAACCCATATGGTCAATTAGTTTGACTTGCAACTTCTTCTCTCCTAACATAGTCTTCACCTTCTGACCTTGCTTCTGCATAGGTATTTCTGGTGATAAACGCAGACAGTATCCCATCTTTAAACATCTCTGCATGAAACTTTACTGGTTCTGCATTGAGTGTAAAAGCAGGCCCCTTATCCGATTTAGGGATAAGGTACTTTGCTTGATAAACCTTGTAAGACCTACCCACGAACAAATCTCCGTGGGGGTCTTTTGAAAGGTGTTTTAGATGCAAGGTCTTTGCATCTTGCAGACAACTCTGCATCCCTCTTTACGAGTTCTGCATTGTCATACTCCAGAACTTTATTTCTGTTCTGAAGCTCTTCTACCTTCGCATGGTAGAAGTCTCTTTCTTTCATCACTGAAAGAACTTTATTAGATTGGTCATCCATTATCTAAACACTCCTTTAATGTTGACATTGTTATCATTTTATACGAATCTTTATTAAAAGTCAAGACAGAACTGTAATTTTTTATAAGTTTTTCTTGTTCTTTCCAGACATACTGCTCTTCTATATCCTCATTCCAATACTTACAATATTCTAATAGATTTTCCATAATACACATAGTTTCTATACTTACTTTCTTTGCAAGAAATTGTTTTAATAACAAAGGGTGTTGACCTTCTTTTACATGAAATAATTCATCAAATACTGATATCTTTTGAAATAATTCATTTAGTTCATTTGTGTAATTATACTTTAAACTCTGGTTTCTTTTACGATAGTCATCATAATTCTGTTCGTTAAAGTTACCAACCCAACCTTTGGGATTGATAATAAAATTAGATATGAAAAAGTTCTTGGTGTTTTCTGGAGTAAGATACTTTCGTGCTACTTTTGCAAAGAAGGGTCTATCTTTTCTCTTTAGATATGAATCTACAGTTACTTTCGCTTTTCCATGATATTTGTTGTAGTCATAGTCACTATTAAAGTGTAACTTTAGTGCGTGATATATTTTATAGGCTTCAAATGCTTCCATCATATTGGTAATGTTGCAACCTTTGGAAGATAGTTAAGGTTTCTTGCATCTACCTCAACCTTCTCTTTTAAAGATTTAGTTATTAAGGGTTTAATCATCTCTGGTTCTAACTGATACTTTTCACAATAATCTAATAATGCGTCCATATAAGTTCCACCACCTTCACTGACAGTTTTCTCTATTGCAATAGAAAACTTTTTTGGTGTCATTAGTTTTTCTTCAACTTCTTCCATTATTACCTCACGCTGGTTTATTGATTCCAAAAGATATACTATACCTTTTTTCATTCGTTGTCAAGGGTGTTACCATATGCATTAACCATACTGGAAAAAGTATAAGTAATGACTCTCTAGGTTTCACCATCATTTCACTTCCATAAAATTCTCTATCTTCAAATTGGGTAAGGACTAATCCTTTCTCAACTCTTGCATTATCAAATAAAACCAATGCTCCGTCTATATGTCTTTTAAACGTATGGAATATATAATCATCTTCATTAAAATCATCTAGGTTTTCATCACCTTGTAAACCGTTTGGGTAGTAAACACCACTCCATAAAGTTCTACCTTGACCATGTATATGTGGTCTAGAATAACCACCAGCACCTAGAATAACATTTGCCCAAAGTCCTTCTGTTCTATGTGCTTGTGCGGCTGCATAAGCTACACCACTTTCGTGTAGTATTGGTTTTGCAGAATCAGAAATGTATAATCTAAGTTCTTCAAAACTACTATACTTTCTTTCCATCTTAGGAAAAGACTGCCAAGACATATCATTTTTTCTAAATGTCTTTGTCTTTCCTTCACTTTCCGACATTTCAGTTTCAATGTCTTCAATTAATCGTTTATTTAAATCACGATTAGCTTCACCGAAATTTACATATCCAAGTGGTGATGGGAAGATGGGTTTAAAATTAATATTTGTCATTCACACTTATCTTTTCCTTGACAATCTACTGGAAAACAATCAACTTGAATGTCATAATATTCATTAGAGTGATTTTTACTCCACATACTTTTATCAGAAAGTTGTTCACACTGTGCTAGTGTAAACTCTTGTTTCAATACATCTTGATTTCCTATATAAGTCCATTTACCTTCAGCGGTCATTCCCCACATAGATATCACTAACACAAATAAATTTTCCATTCATCACTCCATAATTAATAATGCATTGGTAGGACTTGGGTACACCTACAACTGAGAAACCAAGATACCATTCTTGCTAATTCCCAGAACCTAGTTCCAATCGGTAGATTGATGTGACACAACGCATTTCTGCAACCATGCCTGAGTACCACCTCTAACTAGTCAAGTTCATATCTCTTGGTGAGATATTCTTCCTTGCACAATGCGATTTCGGCCGTCACCGAAAACTCTAAAACTGTGGTGGGTTTCTGTTTCCAAGTACCCACCGAACTCAGTACGATTAGGCTGCGAGAGCGTAATCTACAGGCGCAAAATTATCGTTTGCACTTAGTTTTTTTGACCAATAACGCAGTCATCCGATAGTTCTACTCTCCTCTAGCAAAGTCAGTCGAACCTATTTCACCCCCTCAATCGAGGTTTAGTTATGGTGGAGGTGGAGGGTATCGCACCCTCGTCCTAACATTATTCGATTCGTATCATCAAACTATGTATTATTTATACCATATTACTCTTCAGTTGTCAAGTTTAATTTAGTTCTATTTGCAAGATGTTCATAAGCAATATCATCTTTAGATTGACCATGATAACGTACTGCGTGATGATTCTCTACTAGGAGTTGATTGACATTGTGTTCACCACCATACCAAATTTCTCCAAGAATACGTCCATATTTTCCTTTACCATCTTTAAAAGTTTTTAAAGTAAGGTCACCAGAATTTGTCCATTTTGTTAAAAATGCTGATGCAGCTTTCCCATATACTTTTTCGATAGGGTCAGATGTTCTGGATTCTGGTGTATCTATACCATACATTCGGATACGTTGATTTCGCATCCAAACTCCAAAACCTAAGTCGATATCTACATCAACTGTATCTCCATCAACTACTTTTACTAATTTACATTTATACTCGTACATTTAATTCTCCCATACAACACTAGTCCTTTGAGTTTGAGCTTCGTTAAATTGGAATTGATTACCCCCAGCAATAATACAAGCAAGGTCTGGATTAATAATCTCTATAATACTAAAAGTCTGAGTCTCTAAATTTACTGCAACAACTACTGTAGTTCTGATAAATTGTTCACCATCTGTAGCTGATGCAATACCTACACCTTGCATATAAGGTAATTCACCATATTTTCCACCGACTAGATTTTTCATCTCTTCAGTTGTCATACAACTTACTGGTTTTTGTGAATTAAAATTCACTGTAGATGCATATACACTTGTACTCATAACAAGTGATAAACCCAATGCACTAAGCAGCTGTCTCATTTTCTTTTTCCCAATGCGTGGTGAAATCGTCAATAGATTCTACTAATAGTGGTAAGTAGTCATGTTTAGTCTTTATAAACTCTTGAACAATTCCATCTTCTGTTACAACTAGAATTACAATCTGATTGATTTCAATTCCAGTTCGTTCTTCAAACATTTCTGCATATGCAGATGCTTGAATATAGTAGGACTCATTCCAATCATCATTTCGTTCTCTTGTAGAAGTTTTGAAATCAATGATAGAAGGAATTCCATTGTATTCTCCAATACAATCGACTCGTCCTGCTACCATATATTTATCAGAATACAGACCACATTCTTGAGACATAATGTTGTCTACTTTTTCAGTTAGTATTGGTTTGATTTGACCAAACAAAGTATAAGGAAGAAAGTTCTTCTTATGTGTTTCTTCGTCAAAGTCGTTATTTAAGAAGTCTTCGCACATTTGGTGTACTTTCGTACCCCTTGCGGCTGCTGTTCTCGCAACATAGTTTGCAACATCATCACCAACTCGTTTTCTCCATTCCATAAGACCTTCCATCTTACGTCTTTGTAAAACAGTAGTGATAGATGGATATAGTTTTCCATCTGGAGTTACATAGAATCTTTTGCGATTGACGTTTTTAGTAGAGAGTTCTGTAATCTCTACAGGCTTGTGTGTAAACATAATATATCCTCACGATTTAATTAATCCATAATACCATAACTCAACACACTTGTCAAGTCAATTTTAGTGCAGCTTCTGTAGTTTCGTTAACTCTTCTTGTCCAACCACGACCAAAAGTTTTGAAGTGTTTTAACTTCTCATAATACTCTTGTCTGTCTAATTGATATTCTTTGACAACTTCTGCGATACCATGTTTATCAACATATGCATCAATCATTTTAAGAGAGTTGGGGCCGATACCACCGTCAACTGTTGTACCAACAATTTTCTGAATGAACTTTGCAGCTCTTCCAGTTCCAGCGTTTACTCCAAAATCGAAAATGCAAAGTGCTAGCGCTGGGTGAAGATTATCACCTTTTACTCTATCCCAATATTCGGTTTTGTAGATAGGTGCAACATCTAAGACTTCTAATCTTTTCATATCTTTTGGTCTTAGACCATTTTTCTTACAGTATGCATCATAAACTTTCTTAGTCACGCCTAAGTTAGTTTCTCCGCCTGGGTCATCTGGATGATTCACATAGCCGCCTTCGTGATGAAGAATCATCTCCAAACATTCTTGATATTCTTTGTTTATCATTTACCTTGTCCTCTATATTTCTTATAACTTCTACGTTTGTGTTTATTCATACTAGAAGTTTTGGGTTTCTTTCCAATTGAAGTACCTTTCTTCACTGGTTCGTGAACTGAAGCATTTGCAAACATTTTAGCCATTACACTTCAACTCCCTTTTTTGTTTTACTGATTAAGTAACTACGAACTAAACCAGAACGAACAATATCACCGATATTAAATTCTACAGATGTAAATTCTTCCATTTCTGTAATGATTTCCATAAACTTAGGCATACCATCTTTGTCTGAATTTTTTACTAAATCTGATTGGAAAAAATCACCAGAGAAAATAATCTTACTATCTTGACCTACACGAGTCATAATTGTATCTAACTCATGGAAGTTAAGATTTTGACACTCATCAACTATAATGATTGCATTATCTAATGTAATACCTCGCAAGTATGATGTTGTCAAAAACATAACTGAACCTTGTGCTTTCAGTCTGTCATACAACATTGTAAATGCTGTATCACTAGGTTGTTCAAACATAAACTGTACCATATTTTGATACGGAATTTGGAACAACGCAGTTTTATCTTCTTCATCGCCAGGCAAGTAACCGATTTCTCTGGTAGGTACTGCACTACGAATTAGGTACACACAATGATATGGTGTACTTGGGTCTAATACTTTCTCAAGTGCAAGGTACAAGGAAATAAAAGTCTTTCCAGTTCCAGCAGCTCCGTGAAGAAATAATTCTTTATTGTTATTTTTAAATGCCTCAAAGGCAACTTTTTGATTGTCTGTGATTGGTTTAATTGCAACCAAATCATCAATTTTTACATCTTGTTTTTTCGCCATCAAATTACCCCATGTTTTTTCAATACGTTTCTAGTATTTATACTCTTTGTGGATTCCTTACCATATCTATCTGCTAGTGGACTGCCTGGGTTTGCTTCTGCAATTCTAGACATTTGGTCTTTCCACCCACCATCATTTTTAATTCTATCACCAGTTCCACCAGACATTGCAAATAATGAAGGTAATTGTTGTATATGGGGATTTTGTTCTAAGAACTTTTCTCGTTCTGACATAGAGAATAGTTCTTCCCATTCTTCTCCAGTTTCAGTATTTTTAAAATTATAAGTTGGCATCAATCTTCTCTTTTAGTTTTTTAATTTCTTCTGCCTGTTCTTTCACACGCATCATTAATAAATGGTTTGTTTTTTGCATCTCTGCAATTTCTCTCATCCACATATCTTCTTTCGACATATATGGTTTATTTTGTCCTATCCAATCTCGTAACTTACCACCAACACTTACATCATCAGTAGGGTCATCTTGTTCCATTTCTTCTTGCCTCAGTTTCCAGAGCATCCAATCATAATATCGTTCTGGTTCTGGTTCTGGGTCATGTTCTCGTACCATGACGGTCTACCTCTTTCTTTCCAAGTTGCAAATGATTTCTTTGCAATTACATAAAAATTTCGATATGCTTGTATAGAGTCGCCCTCTACCATGCACTCTGGATATTGTTTCATAGCTTGTGGAACTGGTGTAGTCTTTCCAAGACTAGGAATATTCTTTGGTGGTTCTCGTAACAACCACCAATATTCTTTTGCACCATGTTCTTTACTATACCTATATGTATATTCGTCACAAATCAACCTATAATATGTATACATTAACATATAGTTTTCTCTACATTCTCGTAACCATATGTTAGTTGGGTGATTGACATGACCAGCAAGATACAGATGTTTGTTCATCTTTCGGTCTGGGTGTTTCCACCGTTTAATCCTTGCACCACTTTTGGTTCTATCAGTGTACATTTCACCGTCAAGAACTCTGTGTGCAGTACACAACATCTGTTTGTACTCTGTAGGCATTTTGACTATGTGTTTATCACAATGATACTCAATTGAAGTCCAAGGGTTTTCATCTAAGTAAAAAAAGTTCATAATGATTTTATTCTATCCAAAGTTTCATATACTGTTTGTACGCCTGCATAGCCGACTACATCATCAGTAATAGGAGTACTATAACATAAATCTCCTTTGGAGTCAAGTACTGCAATCTCATACAATCCTCTATCGCCTCCATAAGATACATCATGAGAAACTACAGATGCACCATACCCATTTTCAAATTCATATACATATCCAACTCCATTGTGGATATTATATTTTCTTTTATAACCTTCTAACATTACCTTTCCCATCTATAAAATATATGGTCTTCTATTTCTACTGTCCTTGTCTTGGTTTTTCTCCAAGCAGGATAAACATAATCTGCGTGATAGTGAGTTGCACCTTCAGTTATATCAACAACTGTAATATCACCATAAACCAAATCAACTGCCATGTCATACAATGCACCATAAGTTGTTGGTTCGTTTGGTTCATCGCTTTTACCATCACAGTACCAGCTGAACTGGCAACGGTTTCGTATTGGGTGATATGTTCTTTGACTTTCTGGTACATTTTTACCTCTTGTTTTCCATGATTCTCTAACAGGCCCTTGATGTACAACCTCACAGATTGTATTAGGATACCTACTATCTCTAACACGATTCAATACAACTAAACTAACTGCAAGTTGTCCAGCAAGTCCTTGACTACGAGCTTCGTAGTACATATTTTTTGCAAGACAAGTTGCTTGTTTATCTAGATACTGTGTTGCATCATGTGGAGTTACGTCTACACCAGCGGCTGATGCAGACACAACAAAGGTAGTTAATAATTCCTTAAGCACTTTTTTCTACCATAAACGCATCCAGATATTCTGGATTAGAAGTTTGAAGTGTATATACGCTACCGAAATACTTTTCAAAAGTTCTCAGTAAATTTATATAGTCTCCAGATTTCATCTCATTTAGGATACTATCCATTGTCTCTTTATCAAACCCACTTTGTTTCATGGTCTGATTTGCATATCCCAAGAGAACGAAAGCGTTCCCTTGAGAACCATCTAGGTCTATGACCGTAGTAGATGGTCTACCTTTTGCAACTACTGACATTAAGCAGCCTCCAACATTGAGAAAGGTACATTATAACTTCTACCCTTCATATTAACGATTGCTCTAGTCTGATTGATTTTCTCAACCACTCCAGGCGTCTTTTTTGTTTTCTGAACAACAAAAACATTTCCACCGACTACGATTGCAGCTTTTGCTTTCATAGTCTTGATTTCTTGAATCATACCTTGAACTTGTGTAAGTTCAGACATTGTTAGACCCATAAGTTGGTCATTCACTTTCACTAAATTTGACATTATACTTTCTCTCCTTCTAATGTTTCAAATCCCATCATAGCAACAACATACTTCTTGTTACCAACTAACATTTGGTCACCCATAGAGGTTGACCTTAAACCCATACCACCTTCGTGTAAAGGTGCCATTACAGTGACGTTAGGGTTAAAATCACCATTTGGTTCACCGTCCTCAAAAACTTCTTTTTTGATTGACCACGAACCCATTACATTGTTAGTCCAACGATAAGCGTATTCCAAAGTTTCACTAAGTGATGGTAACTCTGGTACATTTACAAACGCTACAGTTGAAGGTTTATCTTCAAACGCAGTGTGTATTACAGCAACTTGTGTCATTTCACATTCTCCCATTAAAATAATTTAGTTCCAGATTCAGCAGCTTTTTGCATTTCAAACACTTCTGCCTCCTCTTCCATTTGAGTTTCAAATTTCTCAAAAGATGCTTTCTTTTCAGCAAGCATACTCTCAAGCGAATGAATAGCCATTCGTTTCTCATCACTCGCACCTTCAGTTAAACTAATAACTGCACTTTCTAGTGTTTCGATATCTGACAATAATTCTACCATTTTTTCCTCACTTTTCTCATTTACGAATCATAGTACCATGTTTTGACAACAAAGTCAAGCACTAAATTTCACCACTTTCCCAAACCATAAGTGCAAGTTTATCTTGCAATCTATATGCTTCTTTTTCCCAAGGTAAATCATAGTAACTAACTTTAGGACTTACTTTTCTACCTTTCCAAGTAGCTGCACCAAACTGAACACATTCGTCAGTCATTTCATTTCGTGCATACTGTTTGATATGTACCATTTCATGACATACTGTAGTAACCAATTCAGTGATACCAATATCTTTGTTAATTTCAATAACAAAAGTACGATTGTTATCTTCCATTAAACACCAACCAATCGCATCTCTGTCAGTTTTAGTAAACTTTTTAAGTTTTACCTCAATGTCCAAAGTTCTAAACCTTGGAAGTAATTCTGCAATCATTTGGTGAGTAGTAGTCTCAGCAACTTTTCTCTGAGTTTTATTACCACCAGTAACCGTCACAAAATTCATCTTTTTCTCTCTTTTTTTCATTATATAATCATTTTAGACTAAAATAAGGGTAAAGTCAAGCATTATTTTTTTCCCATATAAATCAAGGGTTTAGGGGAATAAAAATAGGGGGTAGACTAAGCTACCCCCCAAGGGTGATTCGCTAATATGGTTGAGAGAGAGAGTGAGAGGTTTTTACCATATTATGAATCATTAACTATATTTGTAACATATTCAAGATACAAAGTCAAGTCAAATAATTTTACCGTTAGGCATCCAATAATCATCTGTCCAACCAAATGCAGCTTTTACCACTGCATCAGAAAGACCTTTATACTTTTGATGTAATACTTTATCTTTTGCATAACAGACAACTTCTGCTTCTGATTTATGCAAACCTTCCAACATCTGAATGAACATAGTTTCCTTTCTCATTCTAGGTGTTTTATTATCTGCACCTTCGATATAGTGATAGAACCGTCTTACTTCTTGAGAAAGAAGTGTATGTTCTGTTCCTTCAGGCGCTTCATTTGGTTTATAAGGTACATTACCTTCAGGCATAACCCATTTAATTTTTGGGTCAAAAGAAGATTTGATTAACATTCTGAGAGGTTCACTATCGTGTTCCTTTAGAACTGCAATCTTCTTTGGTTTGTCTTTTGCATTATTCACCTTAGTCAACACTTCTGACAATAGGGGTGTATATGTTTTCACTGGTTTATTCATTAAAAGTCTCCAATATTTTCCATTAGGTTTCTTAATTTATACTTCACAAAATAATTTAGTAATTGTTTTCTATCCTTATCTGGTGTTTCCAAATAGGTTTGAATACATTTACTTACTATTTCTTCTGGAATATAGTTGAGGTCTATTAGAGTTCTGTTTCTATGAAAATTTCTCATCATCTCTTCATTACAGTAATCTTTAGGTTCAAGTTCAATCCAAGTTTCAAGTTTTCGTTTAGAGATAGGTCTTTGTCTAATCTCATCTACAAAACAATTATCTGGTGATAAAAAGTTTGGAACTCCGTCACTTCTATCACCTTGAAGTATATGCGTCTTAATATATGTAGTAGGGTCTACACCGTTCATAAATTTCTTTTGTGTCGGACTATACTGCGATACAAAGTTATGTTGTTGCAGTTGTATAAAATCCTTATCTCCAGAAAGTATCAATACCTTCTCGTAATTCTTTGGTTCTTTCGCAACATGAAATACAATAGATGCAATTACATCATCAGCTTCTGCGTTTTCTACTTGCAATACTTTGTATGGGAAAAATTCATCTAGTTCGTCACGAATTAAATGTAATGTATCAAAGATAGCGTTCCAATCTAATTTGGAGGCCTTTCTATCTTTTCTACGACCATGTTTATAATTTGGGAATATATCTCTTCGCCAGTTTGTCTTGTCATCATAACAAAGTACAAGTTCACCGTATTCTTCAGTAAACCTTCTTCGGTATCCCCTTAATGAATTTAGAACCATATGTCTAACTAAGTCTGGTTCTACTTCTTTTCGTCCACCAATCTGCACCATCAAATTAGATAGTGTCACTTGGTTCATATCAACTAATATCATCTCCGTTACCATCATCCTTCGATTGAGGGAGTAAATCATCAATCTTCTTCAAGTTCACTTTAGTCATAATTGTCTTATCTTCTTGATTAATTTCTGTCTTCACGATTAAATCCATGAAGTCTTGCATAGGGTGAGTAAACCCCATCTGCCTGTAAAGAGCTCCTCTAACGACTTCGTTAAGGAAACTTATGTCACCAATAAATCTATCCTTCTTAATATCAAAACCATTCTCACCTACATTATGAATCAGATTAATCATAAGACCTTCTGCAAGATTATCTGCAAAGTCTAAATCTTCTTGCATCGCTATAGCATCCAAATCTACAATCTTTGGTGCGTTTGGTTTAAAATTAGTTGGAAATTTAATGACATTATCGTTCAATAACCTAACTCCGCTTGTCTCTTTTCTATTTTCTTGAGATACCTACGTTTACCAGCAGCTTTTGCTTTACGTTTCTTTTCACCTTTACTAGTGAAATGACTACGTTCTCTTAGTTGTTGAAAGAAACCATCTTTCATTAGTTTCTTTTTAAGAACTCGCAATGCACCGTTAACATCAGAAGTTACATTACCATCTTTGTCTTTAACTTGACGTACTGTGACGGTCATACCTTCATCTCTTGGAAACTTATCCTTCTTATCACGAAAGGGTTTCTTATTGTATTTGTTGTATCTCATATTTCTCCTTATTGGTTACTATTATATATTCGTTCACACACACCACTCTCTAAAATAAAAGAAGTGGTATTTACTGCAATCTGTGGGTAATATGATATTATCACAAAACCTACAATTATCCCTAAGATAAATTTCAACATTATTTTATCCTACACTAATTCTTTAGCAGAGTCAAGACAATTCTGAACACAATCTACTGCATCAGTACTAAAACCACCAATATGCCACTCATATTCTTCAGTGGGAACATACCCATCTTTCCAATTGTATATTGTTGCGACAACATTATCTTCATAATCCTCAGACATTTTGAAATCACTCAATAGTGCATAAGGGTCACCATTTTTATGTACTGTAAAATCCAACGTCCATTGTGCATTGACCTTTTCATAAGGACTCGCATCTGTGTATGTAGGTTCACCAAATACTTCGACTAATTTATCATATGTTGTAGTAATATGACCTTTTAAGCTAGTCTGATTAATATTCACACATTCATCATTCTCAAACCCAAGTACTTTATCTGTAGCATCTAACATTCTATAACCTCTCCTTTCCCAATCCAAACAAGGTTTTCTTCAAACAAAATCTCCCAAGTGTCCTTTCTCTCTTTCAAGTAATCGAACATATAGACATTCTCTTTCGCCCATTTGATAGCATCTCTTGCATTATCAAACTCACCTTTTAAACCCAACTTATTCATTTGGGTGTAAACAATATATTTCAACTTTTTGTTCATTAACAAATCTCCAATAATTTTTCTGCCTCTTCAGGCGTTGCAACATAATCGGTGTACCTATCATAAGGAACAACCATTCCACCACAATCTGGGTCTTTACAGACTGCACCGACATACCACCCAGCGGCAGATGCCATTACAATTGGGTCAGAAACAGGCATCTCTGTACCCAAAATATCTACAGTGGTGAAATTGATATCTTCTATTTTCTTTTGAATTTGCATAATTAACCTCTCTCTCAATTATATTTACATTATACACTGTTTTCATAACAATGTCAAGCATTATTTTTAATTAATTGGGCCGTCTGGGTAATTTTCCCAAGCTTCCTCAATCATTATTTCGACAATTTCTTCCATATCGTCATCACAGTGTAAACCTTTATGATGACCAATTTCAGACATTTTTTGATGAGTATCGAAATCACCATTCTCGACCTTACCCCAGATTTCATCTGCGATAGATTCCATTATCTCATCATTAACTAAATGTGACATAAATCCTCACTTTCTAACTAAAATGGTCACCAGTTTCAATCGCAAAGATTTCGTCCTTTGCAACACCTAAACCTAATGAACCATACTTGTGTTTAACAAAATTCAACAAAGCATCTTTGGTCTTGATTTCACCGATAGCGACAAACTGACCATCTTCATCAAAATAATCCCAAACAAACTCTTGAACGTCCATTATATAATTTTTAAGTTTTCCCATAATTTACCTCTTTCTCATTGTTATACTAAGAGTATACCTTGTTTTAATAACAGAGTCAAGTCTTTTTTAGGCCCAAAAAAAAACCCTTGAAAATCAAGGGTTTATTTTACTATTTTAGGTTAGGTTTAGAGATTATTTCCCATTCTTCATCTGTATATGGCCACATGATTCGCTACTTTAAATTCGCAATTCTTTGGTCATATTCTTTATTTGTTTGTTCTTGAACTCTTTGTAAGTGGTATGGTGCTTCTCTATCGAATTGACCGTAATGTTGGAATATTTTTTCATTTGCTCCAAGTTGTCTAGCTCTTTGCATATTAATAAATGTTCTCATTACAAACAATCTGACTGCATCACACACATGACAAGTCTGCTCGTATACAGCAGTTGCAACTGACATATTAGTCTCCTTTTTGAAAAAATAGTTTAGATTTAAACTACACTATTATTTATACACAAAGACCCTTTTTAAATGGACAATTCTGTTATGCGTTTTTGTAAAGTGTTGTATAAATAATACAGTTAATATTTCTTTTTTTCTTATGTTATAATTTAGACATATTTGGAATAAGTAATGGCATCACTGCATATGTTCATATGCATAATTAAAGGAAATCACAAACATGAAATATTTAATACTATCTGCATTTTTATTTGCAGGCACTTCTGCTGTAGCCGAGGATGGACTTTCTTGGGGTGGAGCATTAGACGCAGAATATAAAGTTGATGCAGAAGCATTAACTATGTCATTAGAACCAGACGTAACATACACAAGGGGTGCATCTGCTTTAACAGTAGGTATGGACATTCCAGTATGGAACTCTACTTCTACTGATAGCTTTGTATTACTTGATTCTTTAGATGCTGGTTCACAACCAGACTTAGATATTGAATTGACTCATCAACTACGAGATAACTTAGAGTTGTCTCTTGGAACTGCATGGGATTTAAATAGACAAGCAAGAGAAGAAATTACACTAGGAGTTTCTTTCTCATTCTAAAAAAATAAGGAGTCCGTTTAGGACTCCTTTCCATATACTGTATTGTGTGTATTGTTTACACGAATAAAAGTTGTACATTTAGAAAGTGACTTTAATTGAGTTGCACCAACATAAGTACACGCAGAACGAACTCCACTCAAAATATCTTTTACTGTATCTTCTACCTTACCACGATAAGGAACTTCTACAGTCTTTCCTTCTACACCACGATATTCGTTATTGTTACCGTGTCTATTCATTGCAGACTCAGATGCCATTCCATAGAATTTCATAACACCATCTACAAGTTCTCCATCACATTCATCATGTCCTGCTAACATTCCACCAACCATTACAAAGTCTGCACCACCAGAAAAGGCTTTGACAATATCACCAGAAGTAGTACAACCACCATCTGCAATGATATGTCCACCCAAACCATGAGCTGCATCTGCACATTCTATTACTGCACTAAGTTGTGGATATCCGATACCAGTTTTAATTCTTGTTGTACAAACAGACCCAGGCCCAATACCAACCTTTACAATATCTGCACCAGCAAGAATAAGTTCTTGGGTCATATCAGCAGTTACCACATTACCAGCGACAATAGTTTTATCTGGACACTTTTCTCTTAGTTCTTTTACTGCGTCTACAAAACGAATTGTATATCCATTTGCAACATCAAGACCAATAAACTTATATAAGTTTTTATGTATTCTAAGAACATCAATATCATTGATACCACCCATCATACACAAATGATATCCAGCACCAAATGCTTTTGGATTATCTCTAAGAAAATGTCTTGCTGGGGAAGTTATCATATCAAAACTAGAAAGTGCAAGGTGCATTTCTGGTGTACCAACGGTATCCATATTTGCAGCCATAATTGGTATGCCTGTCCATTGTTCTTTTGAGTGTAAGAAAGTGTGAGTGCGTTTCAAAGAAACGTCACTTCTAGAATTCATTGTTGACCTTTTGGGTCTAATTAATACGTCTGAGTAGTCCAGTTTAATATCATCATTTATTAACATTTTGTACCTTACTTAGAAAACATTGTGTCTATCTTATTACCTTTAATCTTAGAGCTTCTTCTTATTACTTTTTCTTTTTTAGAACTTTCTAGTTCATCTTTCATTTTATCTGCTTTTGCTTTTTCTTTCGCTTTTACTTCTTCATCTTTTCTTTTCCACTTCACCTCTTCACGCATACTTAATTGACTTTTGAATCTTTCTAGAACTTCTGGTGCGTTTCCAGTTTTATATACAAACATTTTAATTGCAAGGTATCCATCACCACGAAACACTAATTTACCGTTCTGGAAAAGACTACCTTTGCTATTCCATAACTCTAATATAGTATTAGTGGGTTTATGTTCATAATTCATCCTTATGCAGTCCTACAAAATATTCTGCATCAACTACAACAAGTGGTTTATGATTATTCCGTTTAATCACAACTACTGGTTCATAGTTTTTGCTATTTTCGACTGCTTGAGAATATGATTCCCATACGTTTACTTTTTCTTGATTTTTACACTCTACTGAATAAGGGAACTTCTCTCTTGCAGCCCTTGCCATAATTAAATCTTCTCCACCAGCACCCATAGACCTAGATTCAACATCCTCTGGATGCACTTCAAGTTTTTCTATTAGTTGGTCACGAACCCACTGTTGTAGTCTCCGACCTTTCGCTTTCGCACTTTGCGTTTTCATTCTACCCACTAAAATCCATTCTCCAAGGTAACATTGTGTAACCTAGTGGTGATGCAATGTATTCTTCCATAACGTAAAAGATTGCTATAGCACAGATGACTCTTAACCACCAAGGCCATTTAGGTACAGACTTTTTTAAAGGTGTTAATATCCAATCTATTAATCTTCCATAGACACCCCAAAAACGGTCACTAATATTGTAAGGTGGTGTTTTTAATATTACTAAACCAAATGCTATCCACCATACCCAAATTGGGTGTTCTTCACTTACTCCGTAACCAAACATAAACGGCAACAACGCAGCCGTCATATAAAGTCCTATATAACTTCTTAAATGATTCATTTTGTCACTATCGCTTCATCAGTCCAAGTTTCATCCCAAACATCATCTGAGACATTAGACCATCTTTTATAATCTTTTTCACACACATCACAACGACAATGGTGACAGACTAATACTTCTTTCTGTTCACCAAGGTCTTTGAATAGTTTAGTATCACAATGTGATTCGTATCCACAGTTTTTACATTTCTTTGTCATCAGAACATTCACAATTCACACAAACATCATTTACACATTCTGGACACTCTTTATCACAATGACAATCATGTTGACAATTTTTACATTTAGTCATAGTCATACTCCTCGTATTCTTCGTTTACTTCATCTTCGTCTTCAATATTTATCTCACCACCACAAAAGACACAGTGGTTAGCGTGGTAGTGATTTGTAGACATTCCAAATTGTATCTTGAATTCCACATCACACCCATCACAGTAGAGTACTTTTTTCGTCATTGTATCTCACAAAATCCAGCCGCACACGCAAGTTCTTGAGAACCGACAGTCATATCAGTTTTCTCATATTCACCTAACAATGACCAATCGACAATTTTAGGCATTTTATTTAATATATCTTTATACATTTGTTCATCACAGTCTTGGTAAGGTGCTTGTTTATATGTATGGTCACTAAATGGTAGGAAACTAACACCAGACATATAATCAAAGTGTTCATAGACCCACGCACCAACTTCTAACCACTCATGTTCTTTTACTGAAATAGTTACAGATGGTTTATGCTCACACCAATGTTTCTGATACAATAACCACAATTCAAGTTGTTCAATCGCAGTCATATCTGTTCTGAAAACAGAGTTCTCATCAACTTTAATTGGGAATGAAAATACAGATGTATGACTTGGATTCATTACATCATCTTCTACTGGAAATCCAGCATCTACCATCATCTTCGTTAGTGGGTCTTTCTTATCACCACGAACAGTTCTAATATAATATGGATTATGTCTTGCATGAATTCCAGAAGCTGCATTAACGAGCTGTGATACAGTTCCACTTGGTTTGACACAAGTGATTGCAACTGCATGATTGATACCTAGTTTCTTTGCCCACTTCTTATTGGTTGCAACTGCGTGTGCTTTCAACTTTTCAAGTAATTGTTCCACACCTTCTCTTTTACCATTTGTAAGAGGACTATCCATAATACCAGTTAGCGATACACCAAGTAATCTTTCTTCAGAACAATTCTTTTTCCACATTGCAGAAACATATTTAAAGTTTGTCAATGTAGATTGAAATGTACCAAGAATAGTTGCAAGTTCTACCTTTTTCATTAGAGACTCTTCTGTATCAGTAACACGAATTACTGCCTCCGATAAATTGCAAAATTCTCTATCACGCAAAATTATTTCCGAACAAGGATTCGTGCCGAACTCATAACCCTCTACAACTCTACGGCCGTTAAGTGTAGCCATCTTATTTGCAGACTCACGATTAAAAATACCTCTTTCACCAGACTTAGAATCATAAAGAGATTTCCACTCATCCATAAAGATACCAATATCTGGTTTTTCAGAATAACACGCAGAGTTATTTGCAAGTGCTCGTTGTGGTTCTGTATTCCACCACTGGCCTGCTTTTGCATGACGCATACGGTCATCAGACAAGTTAGAAAGACTAATCAATGCACTTCTACGAACACCACCAACCACTACTATCTCTGCAATCTTACAAACAATATCGTGACACTCTAGAGATGACAGTTTTCTTCCTTGTGCATTTTTAAAAGTAGTTACACAGAACTCAAAAAGACTTTCTAGTGGTTCTGGCCCAGATGCACGACCACCAAAAGTTTTAAGTGGAGCTCCTGCTTCTCTGACTTTTGATAAATCCCATCTTGGAATCTGTCCAATATACAACATACCAAGAAGTTCTTTAAATCCCTTTGCCCAACCTAGTTTACTATCTGCAACTTGAATAACAGTATCAGACAAATAAAATTCTTCTGCAACTACTGGAAGAGCCGCAGTGTACTGTCTTTCTACAGAAAAACCAACACCAGTTCCGTTCATCAATACATAAAGTATTTCATCAAAAGCTGCAACTCTATTTACTGCAACATAAGAACAATTGTAACCAGCAATATTTTCTCTTTTCAAAGCCTCACCAGCAGTCATTAAACACCTCATAGAAGGCATTACTCTAGTTGCGATAATCGCTTCTTCTAGTTCATCTTTTACTTTTTGTTCTAACTTATATCCACACATCTCTTGTAGATGTTCTTCAAAGAAATTAAAATATCTTTCTATAGTTTCACTCCAATTTTCTCTACGACCTTCACCCTCTAACCATCTAGAGTATCTTGATAGGTGTATGAATTGTTGATATTGTGTTGGTAATTGATTCGATAGTGACATCCATTTCTCTCCTAAACTTTTTTCCAATTTGATAATTGTGTCTTTGCTTCTAAACCAGAAAAGGTGTTCTTATGTATAATATCGGAGATTTCTAGATTTGTCATTCCACCTATTATCATATCGTTTATATCCTTCTCTTTTACATACTTCGGCCAGACTACGACACTATAGTCCTCTTCAACCGCTTTTTCTATGTTCTTTACAATTTCCCTATTTCTAGGTTCATTGTCAAATACTAACGTACTCTTACCTTTGTACTGAGGTAAGCGTAAATCCCCTTGAGCGACTGCAATACAGTTTGGAAGAAAAAGACTATCAATAGGGCCTTCCACGATAATAATATTCCTACTATCGTCCAACCTATCAAGACCAAATATTTTCTTATGGTTTTGGTCAAGTACAATCGTGATGTACTTTGGTTGTTCTTCTCCAAATGCTCTTCCTTGATACGCAAATATTTTATTATCTACATCACGAAAGGGAATCACCATCCTTGGATGGTCATTCGTCAAATCCTTGAACTTATTGGGTATTAACTCATTAGTCCAAGTAAAAAACTTATCGACCAAATAAATATCATTATATCTATTTTGTGGTATAAGACGTTTTTCAATAGATTGTACAGCTGGGTGGATTTGTCCAAGTTCTCTGAATGATTTATGTTTTGATAAAACGTCTTTCTGAATGAAGACTGGCTTTGGTATATTGAACTCTGGATTTTTAACATTCCCACCTCTTCCATTAGCTGTAGAACCCTCCTTGTATCTTTCAACAAGGTATTCTTTATATAGGGATTCATCAACCTCTAGAACTAGGTTCGCAAGGTTTGTTCCCTTAGAACAATTATGACATTTATAGAACAAGTCGTTTTTTGTCCTATACACATAACCTCTAGCTTTTGATTTATTTTTCTTACTATCTCCACAAAATGGACAACGAAAATTCCAGAGGTAATCTCCTTTTTTGGAGAACCTTTGCAATCGGTGTGACATTAAGTTGAGATATTTTATATCTACAAATGTACTCATATAGTAGATAATACCCTAAACTCTTCCCAGAGTCAAGTCATAAATTTATGGTAATTACTTTTTGTATGATAAAGCCTGCGACAATTGAACCCCCCACAATAACCCATTTCCACTTTTCTAACATACCAACACGACTAGAGAGTTCTTCACGCATCTTACGAAAATGTTCTTCTTCTTTTTGACTATGAGCATTCATCTGTTCCACAAGTCTGCGTTCCATATCACCCATAGCGGTGTGAGTTTCTTTTGCATTAGTGGTTATACGAGAATGTAACTCCATAATATTTTGTGTAAGTTTTTTCTCTTGTTCATCCAATGCTTCTTCCTGCCTTATTAATTTTTCGTCATGGACGGCCATAATTGTGTGTAATGAAGAAGACACTTCTGCTATCTTTTCAATTGCAGAATCAAGACGAACATGAATACCTTTCATATCCGATACTTCTCTCTTCAACAATGCAATTTCTGTTTCCACTGACATTCTAGTCTCTACTAATTTAATTGAAATGGGTCTGCATTTATAAATTCAACTATACTTCCGTGTTCACTAATTTTTACATCAAATTTTTTACACGCAAGTCTCATTGTACCAGTATATGTTTTTTGTGAAGGCCCTTGAACATTACGTTCAATTGTACGTTTTGCTTTTAGACATTCACTTAGACCATCTCTTAATGTGTATTCTTTAAGTTCCATTGGACTTCCAAAGAACATTAAAAGAACTATCGCACCCTCTACTACCATTTACTTCTCTTTTCTCTAATGATTGGAATGGTTAGTACCATTCTGAATTCCTCTTGTCTCATGTATCATATCCATCATATCATCTTTAATTTTCTCAATTGATTCTTCCAACTGATTAATTCTTTTTTCATAAAATTCTAGTGTTAGTTTTTGTTGTTGGTCAAATGGTGCCTGTCCACTTTCTATTTCACTAGTTAGTTTTTCAAGTTCGCCTGCAAGGTGTTCAATTAACATAAACTGTTCACTATCTGCTGGGAGTGAACCCATTTCACCCCTCGGCCATTTAATACGAAATTCTGTATTCATAACAACGTCATTTTCCATCATTGTTTGTTGAGTCTCTATTTGATTTAAACGCTCAACAATACCAAAATACGCCCAAGTAGCGATTGAAGCACCAGCTATCATTGAAAGTATATTTCTAAGCGGCAACGCAACTTCGGTATTTTCATTCACTTTAGTCGCCATAATCTTATCCTTCCTATACTATTTATATCGAGTCAAAGTTTTGACAACAAGAATAATTTGACACACTATTTTGTCAGTTTTTCTACTTCTTGCA